AAATACCTTGTATAATATCTCATGAGAATGAAGACATTATCAAGGCGGATAGAATTGCGGATAATAAGATTCAGGAATTATCAAGCTGGGATATAGGGAAACTCGAATTAGAATATGAAAAGATAGACAAGATGGAATTCGAAAGATTGTTTTTTGAACCTGAAATAGAACTCCCTGAATATTCCCCTACAATCCCTAATGTTTATGTGGGTGGAGCGGTGGTTAGCGACGATGGGGAAGAAGTTTACCATGCAACAGGTACAAGCATAAGGCAAGACGAACAAACACCCCTTAAAAGCGAAAATACGGCTTCTAATTCTCCGTATACTCAAGAGAAACGGGCAAACTCCGAAACGATGCGGGAAGATGGCACTCCAAGGCAAGTTAGAGCGATTTGTCCACATTGCGGAAAGGAAGCATATGTTGAATGTTAAATATTCAGATATTGATTATGACCATGCATATTTAAACGAACATTGCCGGCATGAGGATTGGGCGATTGAACTTTTACTCAAACGATATATTCGTATCAATGATGACGTTTTGGATTTGGGGAGCGGTACGGGATTCGTTAAAAGATTGATATGGAATAAATGCAATTTGACGCAAGTAGATTTAGACAAAGAATTCTGTGGGGAATTTGGGGCGATTTGGGGCGATGCTTACAAAGTTCTTAAAGCGGTAGAGGTTAATGAATTTGATGTTATTACGGCGACTTTCAGTATAAACTATATGCATCCCTTTACTATATGGCGGATGCTAAAAAAGTGTGGGAGAAATGTAATTGTCGTAATGTATGATAGACCTTTCCTTGAGGGTTCTGAAAGTTATTATGCGGGGAATAAGAAACTGTTCACTAGGCTACACAGGGCGAAACAGTTCGTAATTAACGGCATTATATGGCTCTTAAGGAAAAATATAGTATATGATAAAAATTTGCTGGGAGAACCGTATTATAGAGTTGTAATATTAGAACGGAAAGGACGGTAAAAATTATGAAGTATATTTGTCAATATGTTGAGGGATTCGGCAGAGAGAAATACCTTAATGAAATGATTAAACAAATCCCTGATTTAATAGTTATCCCCGACACTGTCAAGGGATTCATGCCTGAAAAGAATATGAAGAGTGCGATGTTTGTATTTTTGCAAAGTATGATATTCAGTGGTGGCGAACCTTTCATCCACCTTGAGGATGATGTTATATTATGTGAAGATTTCAAAAATAAAGTACTTGGCGAAATTGAGAAACATCCTGATTCTCTGATTCAATTTTACACGAACAGGGCGACGGACTATAAACTTGGAAGTCGATTCGTAACTGGTAGTAAATTCGCATGGAACCAATGTACTTACTATCCTAAAAATATGGGGCTTGAGATTGCGAAATCATATCCCGATTGGGTGGAACAGAACAACAACAGGCTTAAGCACCCCACAGGACTTGACACAATCGTTGCGGATTACATGAAGAAACACAAACTCAAGTATTGGGTGGTTATCCCTTGCTTTGTCCAACATGCAGAGGGGGTTTCGGCAATTAACCCAAAGAGGGCTAGAGACAGAAGTTCTAAATACTTCATTGATGATATGGGGGTGCGGGATGGTAATGAATAATTCTAGGAATCACAAATACAACGGGGCAATTGACAGAACTCAAATAACTCCCGACAAGAGATACAGTGTGGGAGCGATTGGCAAGCTTTTCGTCCATGATATATTCGAGGGATTTCCAAAAGAATTCTTGGATGCTAACGTAGTCTTTATTGATGTACCGTATACTATCGGAGACGTTAAGAGATACGACATAAAGGCTGATAAAGATTCGGGGCGGATGACTTACGAAATATTTCTTGAAAGAATTAAATACTATCTTGAAAACATGATAAAATTGAGGACTGTTTTTATTGAGGTTGGTAAGGCGAATGTTGATAAAGTTATTACAATGTTATTCAGTCATTTTGTGAATGTGAAAGTTTACGAATCGACTTATTATAAAAAGAACTTGTGTTATATAGTACAGGCTTGGAACGACGAAAAGGACTTTATAGCGATACAGGATTCAAAACTCGATGAAGTGGATGTGAATGAAAATATAATCGTTACAATGGATGAAAATGACGTTATATGCGATTTCATGAACGGTAGAGGTTTGACTTCTAAAAACGCTTTTAAGTATGGGCGGAAGTTCATATGTAGCGATATGAATGTTAATAGGCTTGCGGTTGCTTATGAAGATATTGCGAGGAAAGGGGGAGAAATACTATGCGACAATTAGAACTTACACCAAAACTGATAGACGAAATAACGACTTATATTGAAAATGGGAACTCAAATGTTGATACTTGTAAGCTATGCGGGATTTCTGATTCGGCATTTTATGAGTGGATTCAAGATGCTAAAAAGTACTTGGACGGGGATACTACAATCAAACATGCTGAAATAAAGGTGGACTTGATGGACGCAATTAAAAGGGCAGAGGCGGGTTTCAAAGCTTTTCATGTAAATAACATCACTAAATCATCAAGGAAAAACTGGACGGCGAGTGCTTGGCTTCTTGAAAGAAAATACCCTAAAGAGTATGGAAGAGTTGACAGAAATGCTGTAACGATTACGGATAATGGAATGCTTGGAGATATACTTGGATTGATGAAGCGAATTGAGGAAAATGACGATGGCGACGAATAGTGGCGAACTTATGGAACTTACGGACTTACAGACAAAATTCTTTAAAAACAAAGGGAAGCGATTAAACTTTTTAAGCGGAAGTGTGCGAAGTGGTAAGACTTATGTTAGTTTACTCAAGTGGGCAATGTGGGTTGCAACTATGCCTACTGACACTGAATACATGATGATTGGAAAGACGGTAGGCTCATTAAAGCGTAACTGTTTAAATCTCTTGCAGACTATGGTGGGTGCTAACAATTTCTCTTATTCGGCGGGTATGAAAACAGGGGTTCTGTTTGGACGTAAGATACATCTTGAGGGTGCTAACGATGAAAGAAGCGAGAACAAAATTCGAGGTATGACTTTGGGTGGTGCTTACTGTGATGAAATAACACTTTTTCCTGAAAGTTTTGTGACTATGTTATTATCAAGACTTTCGTATAAAGGTGCAAAATTGTGGGCAACTTGCAATCCTGATAATCCTAATCATTATATTAAAACAAACTATTTGGACAATGAGATACTTGATATAAATGTTTGGAATTTCATACTCACAGACAATAGATTCCTTGACGAAGATTATGTTAAAAATATCATGATGGAATACACAGGGGTTTATTATCAAAGGTTCATACTTGGACGATGGGTTCGAGCAGAGGGGATTATATATAAGGACTTTGCGGATAATAGCGGGGCTTATATAATTGATAACTTGGATGAACTCAAGGGCAGAATAGTATTGATAAATATAGGAGTTGACTTTGGCGGAACAAAATCTGATACTACTTTTGTGTGTACGGGGATTACGGCAAACTATGAAGAGGTGGTTGTTCTTGAATCGAAGCGGATAAGCAGAGATTTAGACCCCACAGGGTTAGACAACGACTTTAAGGACTTTGCAACTATGTGTTTGAACAACTATGGCAAAGTAGGTTATGCGTTTTGTGACAGTGCAGAACAGATACTCATACGGGGTATTATGAGAACTACACAGAAATATGGGCTTCCCGTCGTGATACAGAACGCTTCAAAGATTGCTATTAAGGACAGGATACAATTGTTAATACGGCTTCAATCAAGCGGTCGTTTCAAAATAATGCGACATTGCACAACTGTAGTAAATGCTTTACAAAATGCGGTGTGGGATGCTAAATTCGTGACAGAAGATATTAGGCTCGATGACGGCACAAGCGATATTGATACAATGGATGCACTTGAATATAGTTTTGAGAAATATGCGAAACCGTTGACGGACTACATATTGAGAAGATAAGGAGAATTAAGATGGATTTACAAAGATTTTTTAAGAAAGAGGGTTATGACTTAAAATGTTTTGGGGATATGGAACGGCACTTGAGCGATTGGGGAAGTTGGTACAAGGGGGATGTTGCATCATTCCACAACTACACAATTTACAATGGCGAGAAGAAAGTTCCTCAAAAGCGGTTGGGCATGCAGATGGCAAAGAAAGTTTCAGAGGATTGGGCAAATTTACTCATGAACGAGCGGGTTGAATTTTCGGTGGATGACGGGAGCGAAGGCAAAAGTGCAACTCAAGAGAGACTTTTGGGAGTACTCTCTGACAATGACTTTTGGGTACTTGCGAACAGAGGTGTAGAATTATCCTTTGCACTCGGCACAGGGGCATTTGTGCTTGGATTAGGAGACTTGAAGTATGATGATGCGACTAACATAATTGACACAGGCGACGGGAGAATTGACATAAGTTTTATTCCCGCAAGCAAGATATTCCCTTTAAGCTATGAGGGGAACGACATTACGGAATGTGCTTTCGCCACTCGCAAGACAGACGGCAAAGCGACTTACGTTTATGTGAGCATGCATGTTTTAGATGACAACGGGGATTACTTGATTCGTAATTATGTGCTGAAAGAAACAGGTGCAAACTACACAGATATTACAGACCAACAGACAGACTTTATACCTGAATTCGAAACAAAGAGCAATGTAAAATGGTTCAGTATACTTCGACCGAATATTGTTAATAACATCAATTTGGATAATCCTTATGGGATATCTGTATTCGCAAATGCTATCCCCACACTCAAGTCCGCTGATATCATTTACGATAGTTTAGCGAATGAATTCCTACTTGGGCGGAAGAGAATATTCGTATCGGCAGAAGCTATCAAAGTTGACATACAAACAGGGGAATCAAAGCTTACATTTGACCCCAACGATGTGGTATTTTATAGCTTACCTAGTGACATGGATGGGAAACAAAGTATCATTGATACTGACATGACTATAAGGGCGGATGAACACGAAAAGGCAATATACTTACAGCTTAATATCTTGAGTTCAAAGGTAGGATTCGGAGAGAAACATTATAAATTCGATGCGGGCGGAGTTGTGACGGCGACACAGGTTATTAGTGAAAACAGTAGCTTATTTAGGACTCTTAAAAAGCATGAGATAACTCTTGAGAATTGCTTATTCGATTTGTTCAAAGGCATAATGTATATTGGGAATACGTTTATAAATCTTCCTATGAACATGGATTCAGCACTCTCTATCAACTTTGACGATTCCATAATTGAAGATAAAAGTGCGGAAATGACAAGAGATTTGTCGCTTGTAAATGCGGGGTTAATGCAGAAGTATGAATTCCGAATGAAGTACTTCACAGAGGATATGCAGACCGCAAAGAACATGATACTTGCCGAACCTACAGGGTTTGAAAATCTATAGACTAAAGGAGATTCGATATGTTGACAGCAAATTACTTGGACAATGTTGCACCCGATGTTGAGGACTTATATAGGCGATTCGAAACACAGATTCTAAAGGATATGTCAAAGCGTGTAGCAAACGCAAATTATAATATAAGTTCTACTGTGGAATGGCAGATAAATCAAAGTCAAGAAATGGGAATAATATACGAAAACATGATTAAGAGGATTGCCGAGATAAACTCGATAAGTGAAAAAAAGGTTGCGACTGCATTTAACAAGGCGGGAGTTACGGCACTACGATACGACGATGCGATTTACAGTGCTGTGGGATTAGAACCATTACCGATTAAGCAAAGTCCTAGTATGTTGCAAATATTAAATGCGGGGGTAGTTAAGAACAATAATAATCTTAAAAACTTGACAATGACTACGATGAACACAGGCAAGGAATTATACCAACGGGCGACGGATTTAGCATATACGCAAATCAGTTCGGGAGCATACACTTATCAAGAAGCGATAAAACATGCGGTTGGTGGGATGGCTAACGAGGGGCTGACGGCTATAGAATATGCGACGGGTTCAAGGATAAACTTGACTAGTGCGGTAAGGCGAAGTTTATTGACGGGTGTTAACCAAACTGCGGGTAAGATGCAAGAGGGCAGAGCGGAAGAAATGGGTTCAAACTTGGTAGAAACTACGGCACATCAAGGAAGCAGACCATCACATGCTTTATGGCAAGGCAAGGTATTTTCCCGATTGGGTGGGGATGCAAAATATCCTAACTTCGTCGAAAATACAAACTACGGAAGCGTAGAGGGTTTGTGTGGGGCAAATTGCAGACACAATTTTTTCCCGTTTTTTGAGGGATTAAGTGAGGAAGCATATTCCAAAAAGGAAGTAGACGATTACAACAATCAAGAGGTTTCCTATACCGATGCGAATGGTAAGCGTACAGAAATGACTTATTATGAAGCTACACAGCGATTAAGGAGCATTGAGGGTAACGTACGGAAGTACAAGTTAAAATCAGGTATGTTTGAGGAAGCGGGGATTGAAAATAGTTTTGAAATGGGTAAGATTAATAAGTGGCAAGGAACTGCGAGGGATTTCGTAAAACAGACGGGAGTTAAGCGAGATTATTTCAGGGAAAAAGTTTTGATGGGTAAGTGAAATAGAGAATTGACAAAAGGTGCTTGACAATGTATGATTAAATGTTTATATTGTAACTATACAGATGTTGGTCATCTTGCAGACCTTTAACGCAAGTGAGGTTCAAGTGGTGCAGAGAAGCACCTTTAAACAATTAGAACCAATATTTAACAGGAGAAAAAGGAGAATAATTATGGATTTCTTAAAAGATGTGTTTGGAGATAAACCTTTAACATTCGATGACTTTTCAAAGGTGGTTTCAGAAAAAGGGATAAACATTGCTGATTTATCGACAGGCGGGTATGTGGGTAAAGACAAGTATTCGACAGATGTAAATAAGTTTAAAACAGACTATGGAACATTAAAGTCTAAATACGATGAACTAGCGGGGCAACTCGACGGGGATTCAGGTCTAAAAAAGCAAGTAGAAACGCTTACAACTGAACGAGCGGAGTTTGAAAACAAATTTAATGAAGCCACAAGTACTTTAAACAGCTTTAAAAATTCACAATCAGTTCTTAAAAACGGAGTAGTCTCTGATATGTCGGACTTTGTAGCCTTTGAGGTTGGAAAAATGACAAGCGAAACTGTAGACTTCGACACAGCCTTAAAGGGATACCTAGCAAAGAACCCACAGTTTAAGGCAGATACAAAAGCACGAGTTAGGACTTCCCCAAATATGAGCGGGGAAGATGGTGCGGGTTCAAAAACCGACGTTAACAGTAGAATGAATAATGCCTTACTCCAAGCGAGTGGGCGGAAATAGGGGGATATTAAGATGGCTGTAGAAAACATTAACAGAACTGGTGCGGAAGCGTTAATTCCAGTTGAAGTAACAAATCAAATAATCCAAGGGGCTCTAGCACAATCGGCGGTTCTTTCCACTTTTAAGAAATTGCCAAACATGAGTTCAAACAAGCAATCCATGCCTGTTTTGGATATGCTACCAATCGCATATTGGGTAAATGGAGATACAGGTTCAAAGAAAACCACAAAAATGGCATGGGATAAGAAATTCCTTTATGCCGAGGAAATTGCAGTAATTGTACCGATTCCCGAAGCCGTTTTGAACGATGCACAGGACAGCGGTTATGATATTTGGGGCGAGGTAATGCCAAGAATAAATGAAGCATTCGGAAAGAAGATTGACGATGCTATCTTATTTGGTGTTGATAAACCGGCGACATGGAGAGAATCTATTGTAGCGGGAGCAATTAGGACTGGCAACGTAGTTGAGGCACCTAGCACAGATGCAGATTTATTCGCCGATTTCTTCGGAGAAGCGGGAGTATTGGCACACATTGAACAGGATGGATTTATGCCATCTAGCATTATTTCATCCGTAATGATGAAAGGTAAGTTAAGAGGGTTGAGAGATTTGAATGAAAGACCTATCTTTATGAACGACCTTAAAGGAGCAAATTCAAACTTCTCACTTGACGGATTGCCAATGTTCTTCTTGCAGAACGGGGCATGGGATTCCACAAAAGCAACTATGATTGTGGGAGATATGTCACAGGCTGTTTATTCAATTAGACAGGACATAACATATAAATTATTGACAGAGGGTGTTATTCAAGACACCGACGGTTCAATCGTTTATAACCTTGCACAACAGGATATGGTTGCACTTCGTGTTGTAATGAGATTAGGATGGGAGATTCCAAACCCTATTAATGCACTTTCCCCTGATGGCGAGATTAGATTCCCGTTTGCAGTGTATGTGCCTAATGGAGCGGTAACTCCACAACTTCCTGATATCGGAACTCTGACTCCAACTTCCGTTGCAGGTGCAACTACAGGTAAAACTGCGGTAACATTGGCAGAAGAGACTACAGGGGCATTGTTCTTCAAAACAGGTGCAAGTGTAACACTTCCAGCATTAAACTCTTCTACGGCTACATGGACGGCTTGGAATGGCATCGTAGATATTACGGCGACCACAGACAACGAAATTGCAATTGCAGAAGCGTTAGAGGGAGCATTCAAAAAAGCGGGCAAGACTACGGTTGTTTCAAAGGCTTAATCGCATAGCAATATAATATAAAAGGGGGTAAAGGGAATGGCTTACACAGACTACAATTTTTATGAAAATTCGTATAAAGGTACAGTTGTTCCCTCTTCTGATTTCGACGAACTTTCTGAAAGAGCAACGGACTATTTGAGGGGCAGAATCTTAGTTCAAAACTTGGATGATGGGGTGGATATTTCTACTTTTGACGAGGTAAAAAGATGCATTTGTCGTTTAGTAGAACTTGCATATATTGACGCAAAAAACCTCGATATAAAGGTCAGTTCAGAAACAGTAGGGGGATACTCGAGAAGTTTCCAAAATGGAGATATTTCGAGAGATTTAGAATCAAGATATGATTTTGCGGTTAGAATCTATCTTGGGCAAACAGGGTTTTTATTTAGAGGAATCCAATAAAAGTGGTGGTAAAATATGGAAATATATGGGAAGATATGTTAGTAAATAAAAAAAAGTAAAAAAAAAGTTTCAAGACAAATTTTACCAATAAAGCCAAAAAGATGCAGATATTACATATTTTTACAATTTAGTGTAGGGTTGAAAATTTTTAGTGTAGGGTTGGTGTAGGGTAAGTGTAGGGTTTTTTCAAAAAACAAAAAACCTGGAAACCATTGGAATATAACCTTTATATATACTTTATTTAGTGTAGTGTAGTGTAGTGTATAGTATATATGTTTCTCTCCTTAGGGGAAATATAATATAGAAAAGAAGTTAGTTTTGCATACACTAACCCTACACCCCTACACTAAACTTAAAAAAGAGGGGGAAAACAAGATAATGTTCACAAATTCTAAAGCAACAATTTATAATAAAAAAGGCAATGTTTATGTGAAAAATGTCATTGAAAAAGTGTTTTGGGATACAGGAGTATTGACGACTATTGGAACTACAATTCTGACAGATAAAACATCTAATTCTTTGATTATGATTCCTTATGATGTTTCAAGATACTTGACACCTAAATTGTGGGAGAATTGGGAACTGATTCCAGATGGATTATACACCTTTGATGTGGGTTCAAAAGATTTCATAGTAAAAGGCGAGTGTGATTACGAATGGAGTGTGGGAGAACCGATAACTGAACTCTTAAAGAATTATGAAAACGTGCTGACAGTGACAGAGGTTAATCCAAAACTATTTGGAACTTCTGACATGTGGCACTTCGAAATTAGGGGTGCGGTATAATGACAATCAAGCAACCCAGAAATACAATAACAAATACGTATTCTATGAAATGGCATACTACGTTTTCGATGGAACACAATAAGGAATTTAAAAAGGCTCAAAAGTTCTTGGACAGCGAAGCATTAAAGCACTCTTCAAAAAGAGTACCTCTCGATTCAGGAACTTTACAAACAAGCGGGATATTGAATACTATCGTTGGAAGTGGTATTGTGAAATGGAGTACTCCATATGCTAGAAGATTATATTATAACCCACAATACACTTTCCAAGGTGCTCCGATGCGGGGTGGTCAATGGTTCGCAAGAATGAAAGCGGATATTGGTAAAAATTTATTAAAATCTGCAATGAAGATTGCGACAGGGGGTGGCAAGTAAATGAGCATAATTAATGCACTACAAACATATATAAAGACTTGTCCAAACTTAAAGGTACTCACAGAGGTTCATGTTGACGAGGTGGATGGGGATGTTGTAAATTATAGCATTAGTCCACTTGCGGGAGATATCATAGTAAAAACGGACGTTGTAGGTAATACTTACAGAGAATTCCCATTTTCGCTTTTATCCCGAGAATATACAGTTGATGATTTAAACCGATTAGCAAACAATGGGTTTTATCAAGATTTTAGTTCTTGGATGGAAACGCAAACTAGATTAGAAGTACTTCCCCTACTTGATGTGGGGCAAGTTTCTACAAAGATTGAAGCGACAAGTTGGGGATATTTATTCGGTGTTGATGAAAACGCAACTAGCGGGGTTTATCAAATTAATTGTAAATTATATTACAAACAGGAGGTATAGAAATGGCAAAGATTGAGAGAAAAGGGTTTGCGACATTCATAATGGCACAGACAAGCACTCCCGCCTATGAACTTATAGGCACAGACCTTGAGGAATTGAATGTGGACATGAACGCAAATGTAGTTAAAACTGCAAACATTTTGGGGATAAGTTCAGTAAGCATTGACAAGTACGAAAAACAAAGTTCCATTGACCCGTATAAGGCGGACAGCGGAACAGACTTGTTCATATGGTTGAAAGAAATATTGGATGATGAATTAGTCCTTGATGACTTGAACACTACGGTTGTTCAATGTGATTTGTTCGGAACAGAGACTACGGGTTCATATCCCGCAATTGAAGAGGATGCTATGGTTGAAATTGTTTCATACGGTGGCAACACAGAGGGATTCCAAATTCCGTATAATATCCACTACAAGGGTATTCGTAGAAAAGGAACTTTCGACCCGAGTACAAAGACATTTACCGAAGCGGTTTAAGAAAGGATAACTTGATATGACAGTGAAGAACTTGGATATTGACACCGGGAGTTTAACCTTATGTGTCAATCGTGACCAAAATAAACTTATTACTTTTAGTCCAAAGGACGTGAACTTCGCTCAAAGATTTTACGAGTTGACAGATGACTTCGCAAAGAAGCAACAGGGATTCATGGAAAAAGCGGAAAAATTAGATAGTGAAATGGAATTCAATGAGGACGGAACACCTAAAAATCTTGACTCAATATTTGAACTCACAAAGGAACTTGATGATTATTTCAAAGAACGGCTTGACTATGTATTTGGTAAAGGCACAAGCGAAACGTGTTTTGGCGATGTAAACGTTATGAGTGTGGACAACAAAGGAAAAAGAATACTTGAGAACTTCCTGAAAGGCATTGCACCTCATATCAAGGCATCTAGGGAAGATTCGGCAAAAGAACATACTGCGAAATATGTGAAGTCAAAGGCAAAGACGGGCAATGCTAAAAAATAAGCAAATCTGCGACTTACGAACTTCTATAATTATACAAGGGCGGGAGTATGCGATAAGGCACGACTTTCGTCCTTGTGTTGATATTATGGTAATGTTCGAAGATGTGGATTTGACAGAAGTAGAAAAAATGGATGCAATGCTTATTATGTTATATGAGGAACAACCGCCAATTTGCGAGGAAGCATATTTGGAAGCTGTGATATTTTTAAATGGCGGGGATAGAATGGGCATTGAGCAAAAATCAAGAACTCCCGACGTGGGTAGATTATATTCGTGGGAGCAAGACTATCAACATATATTTAGTGCAATTGATAGAGTATTAGGATTTTCAAGTAGGCGGAGTGAGTACTTGCATTGGTGGGAATTCATGGGGGCTTTTATGGAAATTGGAGAATGTTTATTTTCAACTATGATACACTTACGCAAAGGCAAGAAACAGGGAAAACTCACAAAAGAGGAACGGACATATTGGAATGAAAATATAGATGTGCTTGAACTTAAAATTAAAGCAACAACGGAAGAGCAGAGAAAAATTGATTACTTTAATAATTTGGCAAGAGGGGAGAAACCATAATGGCAATCGGATACGATGGGAGTTTAAACTTCAACACAAAAATAGACGACACAGGATTTAACAGGGGTACTAAAAAAATGAGTTCGGGGCTTGCGGGTGTGGGCAAAAGTTTAAAAGGAATCGCTTCAACTGTAGGTCTTGTTATTGGTGCGGTGGCGGTACTTGGTGTAATTAAACAATCTATCCAACTTGCTTCCGACTTGGCAGAAGTACAAAATGTGGTTGATGTGGCATTTGGAAACATGGCTTATAAGATTGAGGAATTTTCAAAGACTTCTATAAAATCTTTTGGGATGTCTGAACTTTCCGCAAAGCAAACGGCTTCAACATATATGGCGATTGGTTCAGCAATGGATATCAACAAAGAACAGGCTTCGGACATGTCAATCGCACTGACGGGGCTATCGGCTGATATGGCATCATTCTATAACATACGTCAAAAAGATGCTGATATCGCTCTAAAATCCGTATACACAGGCGAAACTGAAACTCTAAAGAAATACGGGATTGTGATGTCTGTAGCAAACTTGGAAGCATACGCATTATCACAGGGCATCCAGACAAGCTACCAAGAGATGGCTAACGCAGAGAGAGTCCAACTTAGGTACAATTACGTCATGAATGCAACAAAGCTGGCACAGGGCGATTTCATTCGTACTGGCGGGGGATGGGCGAATCAGGTTAGAGTGTTAAGTGAACAATGGAAAGAATTTTTAACTATTTTAGGTAATGGCTTAATTGCGGTATTGCTTCCTGTGGTACGGGGATTGAATATGATTGTGGGAGCAATAATCAACATTGCAAAAACAATCGCCGCAGTCATTGGAGCATTGTTTGGGAAGCAAATAAAAGCACAGGTGGACTTGGCGGATTCGGCGGATGTGGCTTCAACATCACAAGATAAACTTGGAGAAGCGACTAAAAAGGCGGGGCAAAAAGCAAAGAAATCTTTATCATCTTTTGATGAACTTAATATACTTCAAGAGAATATTGCGAGTTCGGCGGATTCGGCATCAGGCGGTTTGGACGGTGGAAGCTTTGATATTGGAAATCAGGATGTTGCAACTGCACCTAAAGTTCCGCCATTCTTTGCGAACACTATAGACGGAATTGCACAAGCGGTTACAGATTGGAAAAAGGAAAGTGCGGGCTTGCAATTATTGACGGATGCTTGGGGCAGATTTAAAGGGGCTCTTGAAGATGTTGGACTTTCACTGAAACCTTTCAAAGAAACGATGAAAGATACATTCGGAAGAATTGGCAAATTGATAGGCGATGTAGCACTCAATACGCTTGAGGGTGTTCTTTATGGTTTAGCGGGGGCATTAGACGTTGTGACGGGTGCTTTTATGTGGCTAGATGGAGTATTAAGCGGAGACGTCGACAAGCAGATAGAGGGTTCAACACTATTATTCCAAGGATTAGGCGAAATGATTGAGGGTGTATTTATAGTTATTCTTGGGAAAGAAGCTGTGGAATCCATCAAAGTATTTATAAAAGAGTGGGGCACTCGAATGGCAAGATGGTGGAAAGAGGATGTAAAACCATGGTTCACAAAAGCAAATTGGGCTCAATTATGGACAGACGTCAAACAGGGA